CTCGAACGGTCTCAGGATTATTAGGTGTCGGTTTGCTTTGCCGCATTCCGAGCTACCTGACCTGGACCGTGAGAGTCTTGACAAGTTCCTCTCGGCGTTGTGCTGAAAGCACAATCCTGTTCTCCAGCAATGCTTGAACAGGTCTGCCATGCATCGTCCCCTGACGACTGCACAGCGCCCGCCCCGCGTAAACCCTCCCAGGTTGCGGGGCACACTCCTTCCTGCTGTCTTCGGACCAGCAGGCTGGAAAGAGAGGCCATCTCGAACGGTCTCAGGATTATTAGGTGTCGGTTTGCTTTGCCGCATTCCGAGCTACCTGACCTGGACCGTGAGAGTCTTGACAAGTTCCTCTCTTACCTTCTCCGAACGGGCGAAACTCGCCCACGGGTCGCGTTCCCTTTACGTCAATCAGGGTTCGACGACCGTGGTTTCGCCCGTCTCCAGCGCTTGTCACGTCGACACCGCTGGGAGTTTGCTCTTTCAGTTTCTTCGCTGAAGAGGTCACTCCCTGACGAGCGGTGCGTGCACTTGCGCGCTCCTTCCGCGCACGAGCAATGGGCTGCTCGTGCTTCCTCTCCCCCCCCCTATCAACTCCCCCCCGACTACCTCGCCTTTGTACGTCGCGAGGTTCGTCGATTGTTCCCTTACGGTTGGGATCGTAACTACGAGCGTGAGGTCCACTCGTTCGTACCCAAACCGTCAGCCCGCATGGAGACCGGCGTCACAGGACGCCTTGGCGTCTCCCTGCGCGGTGGTGCAAAGGGATTCAGTCGGGACTGCCTTGCTGGGGGCTCCTATTACGAGGAGCCCCTCAAGGCACGGTACAAGGAGGTCCACACCGCCGGAAAAATCCGGCCCCTGGCGATCTTTGACTCACGCATAGATCTCCTGGGTCCACTCCACAAGACCATTTATGGCTTCTTGCGGAGGAAGGAGTGGCTCCTTGTCGGTCCACCGACTGAGGAGTTGATTGCCCGAACCTGTGTCAACGAGTGGCAAACTTCTGTTGACTTGGTCGGAGCATCCGACGGCCTCTCTCTCGAGGTCGCCGAGGCCATCCTCGGGGCTCTCCTCGCTAAGGCGAAGAGCGTGCCTGGTCCTGTTCGTGCGCTGGCTTGCAACAGCCTTCGCCCGATCGTACAGGTCGGCAAAGCCCCGGTGGAGGTGCTCCACGGGCAGATGATGGGGGCCTACCTCTGCTTCCCGCTTCTGTGCTTGCAGTCTTACTTGGCAGCACGTTGGGCCACTCGTGGCCTCAAAGCGGGACTTCTCATTAACGGTGACGACTGTTTAATTTCTTCGTCACGCCCTGTCCTTCCTGACGATTACCCTCCCGGGTTCGTCATGAATCAACTTAAGACAATCAGGGCTAGGGACATTGCTGACGTAAACAGCACCTTGTTCCTCCGTTGCCGAGGCAAGTGGAAAGAGATCCACCACTTGCGCAGAGGTAGTTTTCTTACCGACTGGTCCGGGATGATGCACGCCGCTGCGGCTGTGCGTCGTCGTCCCGCCTGGAGTGATGCTTTCATCCGCTCCAGGGTCGGTAAGAGATGGGGATTCTTGCCGTCGCAGCTCTCTCTCCACCCGCTCTCGCGGGCGTCTTGGGTTAGAGAGAGGGTCATGATGAGGAGGCGGTTCTTTACGGAACTGCCGAGTCCACCTCTTGTGGACGTCCCCGGATTGACCGTTAGGCCTGGTCCTATGCCGATAGGTGA